TGATTTAAATAAAGCATCAGATAAATATATTGAAGAATCTAAAAAAACATCAAAACCAGGTATTGATAAACGTAACAAAAAATATGGTGACAAAGGTGATATGGGTCATGTATTTCATTCTACAACATTAATAGGAGACCCTAATTTTAATCAATTAATAAATTACGTAGGCGCAACATCACATAATTTATTAAATGAAATGGGTTTTGATTTAACTAATTTTCAAATATTTACCACTGAAATGTGGGTTCAAGAATTTGCTCAAAAAGGTGGCGGACATCATACATTACATACACATTGGAATGGTCATATGTCTGGTTTTTATTTTTTAAAAGCTGGTGAAGAAACATCACTTCCAATTTTTGAAGATCCAAGACCAGGTAATGTTATGAATCTTTTACCAGAAAAAAATAGAACAGAAATAACATATGCATCATCTCAAATTAATTATGCAGTTAAACCAGGTAGAATGATATTTTTTCCATCTTATATGCCACATCAATATGCAGTAGATATAGGGTATAAACCATTTAGATTTATACATTGGAACTGCCAAGCAATACCCAAAGGAGTATTAAATGTCGTTTAAAAATAATAAATATAGTGTTTTAAAAAATGCAATATCAAAAGAACTAGCAGAGTTTGTTTACAAATATTTTTTAAATAAAAGAAATGTATCAAAGTTTTTATTTGATCAAAGATATATATCTCCATTTACAGAATACTGGGGCATATGGAATGATGAACAAGTTCCAAACACATACTCACATTATGGTGACATAGCTATGGAAACTTTATTACAAGAAGTAAAACCTGTTATGGAAAAACACACCGGACTTAAATTAAGTCCTACATATTCCTATGCAAGAATTTATAAAAAAGGAGATGTGTTAGCTAGACACAAAGATAGATACTCGTGTGAAATATCTACCACATTAAATTTAGGTGGTGATCCATGGCCTATCTATTTAGATCCAACAGGAAAAAAAGGTCAAGCAGGTGTTAAAGTAAATCTTAAACCAGGTGACATGTTAATATATTCTGGTTGTGATCTTGAACATTGGAGAGAAGAATTTATTGGCAAAGATTGTGGACAAGTATTTTTACATTATAACAAAGCCAATTCTAAAATGGCTAAAGAAAATTATCTAGATAAAAGACTTTTATTAGGTTTACCTGCTTGGTTTAAAGGCTTTACATTACCTAAAAAATAGTTTATAAAATAAGCTTGCAGGGGGATGATCCACCACAGATTCCCTCTGCTTTAACCGTTTGAATTTCCTTACAATCTGATATAAACCTAATAAACAGGATTTTTATATGTTACAAAAACTAGGTTTTTTACCCGGATTCAATAAACAAGTTACATCTACCGGCGCCGAATCTCAATGGACAGGCGGTGAAAATGTACGTTTTAGATATGGCACACCTGAAAAAATAGGTGGTTGGACCCAATTAGGAGAGTCTAAACTTACAGGTGTAGCAAGAGGTTTACATCATTTTGTTAATACAGCTTCTACTAAATTTGCAGCCATAGGAACTAATAGAATTTTATATGTATATTCTGGTGGAGTGTTTTATGATATACATCCTTTAACTAATCCATCAGGCACAGCTATTACTAATGCTTTTAGCACAGTTAATAACAGTCCAACGGTCACTATTACATTTTCTACTTCACATAATTTTGTAGCAGGAGACATAATATTATTTGGTGATGCTTCTACATTCTCAGCTATTACCAACTCTAATTTTGGAGCTGCTGATTTTGCTGACAAAAAATTTATGGTAACATCTGTACCTACTGCAACCACAATTACTATTACTATGCCAAGTGTTGAAACTGGAAGTGGTGCGACTACTTCTGGAGGCATTACTTATTATCAATACTATCACGTAGGACCAGCAGAACAAGTTGGTGCTTTTGGGTGGGGTATAGCATTATGGGGTGGAAGTGTATTAGGATCAGCAACTACAACATTAAATGGAGCATTAGCTGATGATACTAATGGTAATAATTCGTCAGCTACAGAAATTACATTAGCTAGTGTTACAGGATTTCCTACAACAGGAACTAATTATGTTCAGGTTGGTGCTGAAGAAATATCTTACACAGGAATTTCTGGTTTAAAATTAACAGGAATTACTAGAGCAGTAAGAGGTTCAACTAGATCTTCACATTCAAATGGTGCAACTGTAACTAATACTTCTAGCTGGACTGGATGGGGATCACCAGCAGCCAACACCGATAAAGTAACAGATCCTGGTTTATGGTCATTAGATAATTTAGGTACAACACTTATTGCACTTATACATAATGGAGAGTGTTTTCAATGGGATGGTGATGCAACTAATGCGACTGCAACAAGAGCCACTATTATAACAGGTGCACCCACTGCATCTAGAGATATGTTAGTATCTACTCCCGATCGTCACTTAGTGTTTTTTGGCACAGAAAAAACTATTGGAGATAAAACTACACAAGATGATATGTTTATAAGATTTTCGTCTCAAGAAGATATAAATACTTATACTCCTACAGCAACCAATAGTGCTGGTACACAAAGACTGGCTGACGGATCACGGATCATGGGAGCTAAACTTGGTAGAAATGCAATATATATTTGGACTGATACAGCTTTATTTACCATGCGTTTTGTTGGAACTCCATTTACATTTGCTTATGAACAAGTTGGAACTAACTGTGGATTAATAGGTATGAATGCAGCCGTAGAGGTAGATGGTGCTGCATATTGGATGTCTGAAAATGGTTTTTTTAGATTTACTGGTAAGCTAGAATCTATGGATTGTTTAGTAGAGGATTATGTTTATGATGATTTAAATACAACATCTAATCAATTAATTTACGCAGGTATTAATAATTTGTTTGGTGAAATTACTTGGTTTTATCCAACGTCTACATCTAATATAGTTAATAGAGCAGTTACATATAGTTATTTAGATTCAACAGCTAAAAGACCTATATGGTTTACTAATGCAAATAGTTTATTTCCTAGAAGCACTTGGGAAGATTCTGCCGTATTTGGTTTACCTCATGGAACAAAATACAATCCAGACAATGATACATCTTTTGATGTAACTGGAAACACAGATGGAATTACAATTTATTTTGAACATGAAACAGGGGTTAATCAATTAGAAGCTGGAGCAGTAACTACGGCAATACCAGCAAATATTACTTCTGGAGATTATGATATTACACAAAAAGTTATTAGAGGAGCTGCAACTAATATGGCGGACCTTAGAGGTGATGGTGAAAATATTATGAGAGTTAGTAGAATTGTTCCTGATTTTATTTCTCAACAAGGTAATACAATTGTACAATTAGATTTAAGAAATTATCCTAATAATACAGCAGCTAGTTCATCATTAGGACCATTTACTATAACATCAGCTACAACAAAAGTAGATACACGAGCACGAGCTAGAGCTATTGCTTTAACGGTATCTAATACAGCTGTTGATACTAGTTGGAAATTAGGAACGTTTAGATTAGATATACATGCAGGAGGAAGAAGATAATGGCAAAAATAGTACAAACATTAACTAGAGCGAGTGCGGAGTATGAAGAAGATGTAGCACAGTCTTTAATTAGAGATTTAGATGCTGTGTTAGAAAAATTAAATAGTACGTTTCAAGAAGAATTAAAACAGGAGATAGAAGCTAGAGCTTTCTTTATTGAATAATGGCAGTAGTAAATCAATATAAATTTTATGGTAAAGCTACAACTGCGGCTGAAACAGTTAATATGTTATCTCCAGCAGTTAATGAAACTATAATTATTAAATCATTAAGGGTAACTAATAAATCTGGTTCAAATACTCCTACTATTAGTATCTTAGACAACGGGTTTTTTGTTATTAATACACAACAATTAGCAACAAATACAAGTGTAGAAATACTAACTCTTCCTTTAATAGTAGAAGGCGGAACAATTTTAAAGTATACTACAGCAGGAACTATGAGTGATGGCGTAGATATTGCCATTAGTTATTTAAATATAGTGAAGGAAGTAACAACATAATGATAGAACTAAAACCAGAAAAAATAATAACAACAATTAAAAACAAGAAAACAGGTGAAGTTTACGAGACTGAAGAAGCTTTAAAAGCTGCTAATATACCTGAAGAGGACGTGCAAAGAGATGTAACAGTTATCATGCCACCTCTTGATTTGTTTGGAAAAACACAGTAAAAGGAGATACTATGGAAGAAAAAATTTCAATGAGAGAATCAATAGAAACAGGGGCACCTAATATTAAATATAATAGAGGTGACATTAGAATGGGTATGGAAGAAGATACTCAAGGCAGACAAATAGCGGCAGAAATATGGTCACAAATGGAGCCACAACAAAAAGCTCAGTTTGTTAGTTTCGATGCTTTCTTTCAAAGTGGAATTTGGAAACAAATTATACAGCAGTTGCAACAAGATCAATCAGGAATTATATCTCAAGCTCCTAATATGAGTATGAGTGAAAACGTTAACATGGCAGAAAAAATGCCTGGTGGCGGAATAGCTGATGTTGATGTCAGAGAAAAAGTTGCAATGGCAGCCAACGGCGGTTTGATGGGTCTCTATAACAGAGGGATGTAGTCATGGCTGGTTTAACAGCAATTAAAAGAAAACGTTTTCAAGGTGGTGGTGCTGATATGTCTACTGTATCGGCTGCAGATCTTGGAATAAGTTCTGATACAAGTAAAAGAGAATACACTCCGTCAGAAAAACAAGAACAAAGAGAAACAAGAGAGTTAAATAAAAGAATAGCTGAAAACCAAGCACAAAGAGAAAGAGACGCTGTAATAGAAGAAATTTTAGTTACTCCAACTGGAAGAAACAAAAGACTTAATGCATTTCAACTTTTTAACAATAAATTTCAAAGACAAAAAAATTTAGAATTAGCAAGAAAAAGAGCGTTTCAAAAATACCGAGACATAGAACAGTATGTAGATGTGATGGATGACTATAGTTTAACTCCAGAAACTCTTGCAGCAGAAATGGAAAAAGCTCAAAAAGCTGGCAAAGCGTATGGTTATGACTTTAGTGGTTTAGAAAAAGGCAAGGAACTTTTAGGAAGTAACATTGGAACGAGTATAGAATCTTACCGACGAAACTTGTACGATGTAAATCCTAGTCAAACATATAGTGCCATACAAAGTATTTTAAATGCAGCAAGACCAGACACACAAGTTACGGCAGCAAATACTTTACAAAAAGCAAGAGATTATACAAGTCTTCTTAATAATGCAAACACGATGACCAATCAAGCGTTAAGCGATGCAATGACAGAATTAAAAAATAGAGGTAAAACTCCAGATCAAATTAATCCTCCAGAAGGTAGAGGTGAGGGTAACCAAGTTTATCTACCTTATCAACAAGTATTGCCAGAGGACGATTATGAAAGAGAGCAAAAAGAATTTGCTTTTAGATTTGGTGATCCGCAACAAGTTGGAGCAGATGTAACAAGAGCTTCATATATATTTAATCAAGGTGGTAGAGTTCCAGCAGCAGGTGGCGGCATCATGAATGCAGTGCCAAGACAAGGATTTTTTTTAGGTAAGATTGCTAAAGGAATTGGTAAAGCTGTAGGTAGTGTAGCCAAAGCAGCAGGAAAAGTTTTAAAAAGTGATTTTGGTAAAGCAGCAGTTTTAGGATTAGGAGGATATTATTTAGGGGGTGGACAAATGTTTGGTTTGAGACCTAATGCTCCTGGTTTTAGTTTTGGTAAATTAGGTTCTAGTTTATTTTTAAAACCAGGCAAAGAAACTTTTTCTTTTGCAAACTTAGATCCATTAAAAATGGCTGGTTTACTTACATTAGGTGGAGCTGCTATGGGTCCTGCTAAACAAGATACTTTAGGCGACGGCACTAGAGGGCAAAGATTATTAGACTCACAAGGTAACGAAGTAGTACCAGCTGAAATAAGAGCTGAAATAAGAGAAGCTTATGAGTCAGGAGACGCTGATAAAATTGCAGCTATTCAAGATTATTATAATTTTTTACCTGGTTTAAATGCTGTAAGATTACCAGACGTTTCACCATACCTACCTTATCCAAACTATGCTGACGGTGGAAGAATTGGTTATGCAGGTGGTGGAGGTAAAACACAACTTGAATTACCATTTGGTGAGCCAGATTATTACATTGGAAAAGGAGAAAATAAAGTAGGAATATATAGACAAAAAGATGGTAAGCTTCTTGCTGTGCCAGTAGGACTAGAT